TGATTTTCGATTTCTCGTGCCGCTAGTCGCAGGAGCCCCTCTAGCGCGGCCTTCACCGTTTGTCGGCGGACTTCATCGCGGTTACCGGGAAAGTGCTGAACCTCACTGGTGACCGTCTCGCCAACGCCCCACGCCAGCCACACCGTACCGACCGGCTTGTTCGGCGAGCCACCGTCCGGCCCGGCAATGCCGCTGACCGCAACCGCAAACCGCGCCAGACTTTTGTCCTGTGCGCCACGCACCATCGCTTCGACCACTTCGCGACTGACCGCGCCCACCGTCTCGAACAACTCGGTCGGCACATTCAACTGCTGGGTTTTCTGCCGGTTGGAATACGTCACATAACCGGCTTCGAACCATGCCGAACTGCCCGGAATCCGGGTGATCGCTTCTGCGATGCCGCCGCCGGTACAAGACTCGGCAGTCGTGACATGGGCGTTGAGCACTTGCAGACGTCGGCCCAGTTCGGCGGCCAATTGGGTGGTCTCTTTCACGGCGTGCTCCGGATCGTGTGGAATGTCTCCACCGTACACGACCCGGTTACGCTTTCAATACACAGACTTATTCAAAATGTTCGGGCGCCAGCGCTCTGACGTACGCCTGACAAGCCTGCAAGGCAATCAGTCCGCGATCGCCGGTGTCGGTGATGGCGATAATTCGCTGAGCATGCGCCGGGTCAAGTCGGGCGCGTAGGGTTGCAGGATCCACGCGGCCGGCGCTGGTGGTGGCTGGCACGTTGCAGCCGGGGGCAACGTCGCTGGCGTCGAGAAGGACTGACAAGCGCACATCAGCAGTAGCAAGACGATCGCGCAGGCGATCCTGATCACGTTGGGCATCGTTCAATGCTCGGTAATGGCTGTGTTCACTGGTCGCGAGCCGTTGCTCCAGCGCCAGACGTTTATCCTGTTCAACCTGTTGGGCGGTGGCGGCGGTCAGGGTCAGTTGATTGAGGGTGTCGGCGCTTAACCGCGCCTGCTCGGCCAATTGCCGACCGTAGCGCCAGTCCTGCAACTGCCAGGCCGCGGCAAATGCCCCCGCCGCCAACAGCAAAAAGCCAATCATGCGCCAGGAGATTGGCATAGCAGCGCCCTCGCCCGCGCCCAGATTTCCAGGCGATCCTGCAAACCGTTCAACCCGCCGTTGATGCGCCGGGTGATGGTGTTGAATTGCTCACGGTCGGCCAGTTCATTCAAGCCGCTCTGCTCCCAAAACCACGCAGCGGATTCGGCCGCCCATTGCGGTTGCTCAAGCAGTTCGGGCAAGGACAACAGGCGGTCATCACCAAACAGGCCGACGCTGCACTGTCGGTAATTGGAACGACCGGTAATCTGGATCAACCCGCGTCCGCGGTATTTTTGCCCGTCGCCGTCAGCCTCAGGCGTGTTGCCCAAGCGCAGGGCCAACGTACCGGTGTCGTATTTGCTCAGGTATTGGTTGTTGCCCAACTCGCGTACATAACGCAGTTGTCCCGACTCATGGCCGACCTGCGCAAGAAACGCAGCCATGCGTTTGGGCGTGTCGATGTGACGCCGCGTCATGGCGGTGTTGAGCGCAGAAACAAAAACGCCCGCTTGGGAGCGGGCGTTGGGCATGATGTCGATAAGGTTTTGTTCAGTGATTTGCATAATGCTTGATCCTCCCTGGATGTGCTGCGATTGAAACATGGCCGGGGGCCAATGCCTGCCAGCCATGTCTTTCCGGATTTGTCCGCGACAGCATCCCCGTGAAACACAACGGTTTCACAGTGCCGCTGCCAACCAGCGCGGCGCCAGCGGACGATGCTCACTGAACGGGAAGAACGATCCTTGCGGCCAGTCGCGCAACTCGCGTCGATAGGTTTGCAGCTCGGCATATTGATCGGAGGTCAACGTCGTAACACCGTCGTATTCCAGTTCATCGCGGTCTCGCGCAACCAAGCCGTCGGTGAAGGCCAATTGCGCGGTACGCCAGCGACGCTCAGTGGCTTCGACTTCCTCTACCGACAGCGGCGGTGGGTCAACCAAAACTGGATAGCCACTTTGCGTGCGCGCTCCAATCATTTCTGGACTGAGCGCCAGTTGCTGTAGCAGCGCGATCCAGTATCCCTGCCGGATCTCCATGACATCGTCGGGAATATCCGCCGAGTTCACACCCGGAGGGTAAGCGCCTCGTGTACTGGCGCTGAACAACATAGGGTAAATGTTCATTCGATAGCCCTTTGTAATGTAGTTCACGTTCCACCTGCACTTGATTGACCGGCAGCATTGCCAATTTCAGCCTGCAACCCTGCAGGCTCCCAAAAGGATTCAAGGTGCAGAGAGATCAGTCCTTGGCTGCAGCCTTCGGATCCAGGCCGGCGGCATCGATCACACAGCGATAGCTGTTTTCGCGATTGCTGCTGGCGGTAACTTTTTCGATCGACCAGCGCCCTCGCAAAAAGTCCGGCCAGGTGTCGTCGAGCAACAACAGCCCCTCAGCCGTCAGCCGCGGATCGCCCGGGCAGGTGATTTTCACTTTGAATTTCTTGCGCAGCATCTTGCGCACTTCGCCTTCGCCGACCGCGATTGCATCGGCTTCGTTGGGTTGCTGCTGGCGGATGACCTTGTGCGGTGCCACGCCGGTTTCAATCCAGCGCACCACCGCCGCCGCGGCATCCCAGAAACAGGTCTTGCAGCCTTGCGTCTGCTCGCGGGCGGCCTCTTCCAGGGTGGCGCTGATGAAGGCCTGATCGCCGGGGCGATTGTCGTGGGTGACCGACAACGTCACATCCTGCAGTGTCTGCCCCGAGATTGATTTGATCTGCCCGGGCCGCGCCAGCACATACGCATCGCCATAAGGTTTGGCGACCAGGTTGTACTTCTTCGCCAGCCGCGTCAGGAAGCCCATGTCGGTTTCATTGGACTGGTCGACGTGGGCGATCTTGATCATCGCCACGTCCGCTGCGACACGCGATGAAAAACCGTGCTGCGTCACCAGTTTGCTGAACAATTGACCCAGCGTCGTGGGTCCATGACTGGCGGTGCGGCGCTGCTTGAAGCCGGTTTCATCGTCCTTGGTGAACGGCGCGGCAGTGGCCACCAGGGTCAGGCGAAACGGAAACAGTGTCGGCGTCAGACGAGTGACTTTGAACTGGCCCTTGTCGACCATCTCTTCCATTTCCAGGTAACCGACCAGCAGGCCGATTTTCCCGCCAAGCTTTGGCAGCCCTTCGAGGCCTTCCAGATCAATGATCAGGGTCAGTTGATCAGACTCGATACCGGCGGCATCAATGTGTTCCCAACTGATCAGACGCTGGTTGAGCAGATCCGCGTTTTCGCCATAAATCTGCACGACCGGGGTAAAACCCAGTGCCATACAACCTCCTTAATCCCACGCCGTGAGCGCTTTGATCGCCGCGGGTCTGCTGTCGAGTTCAGGCAGCACGACCCAGATGCCAGCGGGCAAAACCGGGCCGTGCTCGGCCAACCTCGGGTTGAGCTTCCACAGCGCCTCTTCAGCGGCATCGTCACTGCGCCCGGTTTCGCGGTAGAGCAGCAGATTCACTGAGTCACCGGCCACGCTTCGAACCTTACGCATTGTTGAACTCCACTAATTCGATCGCCCACTCGACCACCATCGCCGTGCCGTCATCGATGATGCAGGTCTGGGTTTCCTGAACGTTGTTTATCCGCCACAGCCCCCAATTGCGACCGATGCCATCAATCAGCGGCAGCGGAATACGCAGCGCCTGCAAGTCGCGCAATTCATCGAGCCGATCCATGGCCGCGGCGTACATCGACTTGCCGGTGATGGTCAGGGTTTCCGACTTCTGTCCGGTCTGACTGGATTTGGGTTTGCTGGTGAGGATCGGCAATTCCATCCAGCCGCCATCGGTTTTGCGCAACAACGAGTGGTACGCAAAATTGCGCGACAGGCCGAAAATGAAACTGCCCAATGCCATTTGTTGTTTCATCAGGCGACTCCATCGGTGAGGGCTGCGTCACGGCGGGTGGCGAGTGGGTTGGTATTCATTGAGGAAATGAACTGCGTGTTGAAATGGTTTTGCATGACTTGCGAGATCACCGCGCCGACTTTTTCCGAGCTGGCTATGTCGCTGCCGCTGATCTGAATCGACGGTGCATAGGTGATCTGCTGATTTTGCGTCTGAGCGTTGCTCAGGTCCCTGGCCACTTGCGCGGGAGGCGCGAGTTTGTCCTCGGCAGGCTTGCCCCATTGTTCACCGACGTAAGAACCGAGCATTGCGCCCAGAGTCCCACCGATGAATGTCCCAATACCGGGCGCAATGAAAGTACCGATCGTGGCGCCAATGGCAGTGCCGGCGAGCTCGCCGGCGGCACCGTTGACCGCTTGGTCATCGCCTTCGCGCCAACCTTTCAGTCCGGTATAGGCCGCGTGCGCAATGGCCAGCGGCGCCCCCAGTTTTACCGCCGGCAGCGCTTGGGCGATTTTGGGCATGACCTTGGCGCCGATGCTTTCGACCAAGGGCATAAGCTTGGCAACTGGCCCTTTGAGTCGCGATGTCATCTCGCTGATGCCCAGGCGATCGGCGAACAGTTTGAAGCCCATTTTGATGTCATCGAACAGAGGCGCGACCTTGGCCGTGAGCCCCCCCAAACGACTGCTCCCACTGGCACGTGGAACTGTCGTGCGCGCCGATGTTCTGGCCTGCGAGCGTCGACCCGGTCGACGACCCGATCGTTTGTTTTTCCGCCCGCCATCAGAGACATCGTCACCGACGATGGCATCAGCAATATCGGGGGGTAATCGCGTCGTCGCCAGACGCAACAGCTTCGCGGAAACGGTGTCGAGGACTGAGGCAACGCCGGTTTTCAGCGCCCCTCCCACAAAAGGAAGAGCAGCGGCACCAAGCAAAACCAATCCTGCAGTAAGCGCCGGGAAAGCCTCCGCCGCAGTACTCACGCCATTGGCCAGCGCGGTGAGCACCACTGCGGCACCATCGGCCAACGGCGCCAATGCCGTGCCGAATGCGGTGGTCAGCCGGGTCAGACTCGCATCGAGCGCATTCCAACGCCCTTGCGACGTATTGCCAAATGCCTCGGCGGATTTCGCGGCTGCCCCCGATTCGGCGCCCAGTTCCGACGTCGCGTATTGGCGCTTGTCAGCCACTTGGGAGAATGCGTTTTTTACATCCTCTGGTTTCTTCAGCAGCTCAAGAACTCTGACGTCGTTTTCGCCAAACAGCGTCTTCGTCAGTGCTGCCCGTTCTTGCAGCGGTTGTTTATTGAGCGCAGCAAGCACCGAGTTGATGGCAGCGGGCGCGTCCTTGCGCATCTCTCCTGCCAACGATTCAGGGTCGAATCCTAACTGGGTAAAAGCCGTACGCTGTTCCGTTGAAGCATCTGTGCCCTTGCCCAGCAGAGAAGTAATGCCCTTCAACGCGGCGCTGGCGCCCTCCTTGTCCGCGCCGCTGTTAAGCAGCGCAGCCGCAAACGCGGCCACCTGTTCCGCAGTCATGCCGGCAGTGATTGCGCTCTCGCCGGAGCGTTGCACGACCGACCCGATGTCGGCTGCCTTGGCATCCAGGCCACTGTTGCCGAGATAGCTCGTCGCATCGGCCAGATCCTGGCTCTGATAGCGATCCAGCTTCAGCGACGAACGCCAGGCCGCCAACATCTCGCCAGCCGTTTTGACGTCCATGCTGAAGGCCGATGCGTTGATCGCGGCATCACGGGAGAACCACTTCAGCTCGTTCGCCCGTTGGTCACCCTTGGCTCCATCGGCAATACCGGATCGTGCTCCGGCCACTTGAACTTGCAATAGGTCAACGTTGGTTGCACCACTGGCCGCCACCTGTTTCTCGCGGGCCAGTTCCAGAGTGTTCTGTGAATGCGTTTGCAGCTGGTCGTTACTCATCTTGAGCAACTGATTGAGTTCAACCAGCGCAGTCTCGTTGGCCATCGCCGGCTGCATCAGCTTCGGCGGCGGACGCTGCTCGATCTCGGCCTTGAGTTTGGACTTCGGCTCAGCGCTTGCAGCAGGGGCTGCCGCGCCAGCCTTGAACAGCGATTGCTGGCTGACCAGTAGCTCGCGCAGCTTGATCTGCTCCTGAGTCAGCAAACGAATATCCACGCTTGCCAACGCGAGTGTCACATTCAAATCCTGCAGCGGTTTGCCGAGGTTGTCGGGCAGCGTAAATCCGCCCGTTGTATTGCCGCCCTCACCGGCGTGCGTGAGCGCATATTTACTTTCTGCCATTGCCGCTCTACTCCTGTTTCACGCCAAGGCGAGTGATCGCTATGTCGTAGCGGCGTAACGCCTTTTCGGCGTCCCATTCCAGAATTTCCGCTTCACTTACCGGGTAAATGAGCGGGACGATATCGAGGATTACTTCG